GGGAACGAAAGCTCGGAAGCTCCGGCGTTATAAAAGTTGAAGGAAAACGCCAGGGCGTCTTATTTTTTATATAGCGTCTTCTCGCTCGTCCCAACTCACCATGGTTCTCCAATAAAAGAACAATAACATGATGGAACAATTGTGGGTGTTTAACAGGCTTTCCAGGTTTAAGGGAACCACAAGTAACCTAACCGGCCATATCCTGTTAAAATTGACGGCAAACATTATTTAGTTTGTCTCCTACTCTGTATAAGAGTAGGGAGTTGCAGCGATGAAGTTCATCAATGAAAAATCTTCCGCAGTCGCGGTAAGTTCGCTGGCAACATAAGTGGCGTTAGCAGTACAGTCCATATATACAGTGTAAGTTCTTAATGCCCTGTTAAGGAACATTGGTGATAAAGATGAACTGTAAATGTCCGCATTTGAGGGGACGCCAAACAAGTTATTGGTATAGCAGGGAATCTCGAACTCTACACCAGAATTTGTATATGGAACAAATTGAGTCGCCCCACGTATTCCAGTGATACTACTAGCTCCTACGAGGGCAAAACTCGGTACGGAAACTCCCGATGGCGAATCCAGCTGAACACTCATAACTGCCATAACGGCTGGCGCATGACCCGTAATGCGAACTCGCTTTCTAAAACCCCCCCTCATACCAAGATAAGATGGTCTGAGAAAGGATAATAGGCTGACATTCGAGTTATCAGCAGTAGTCCCCGATGGCGACGGATATAATGGTGGGACTATTGTAGACTGATAGGAAATGAAATCCCCAACATTGTAACTCGATACCAGCAAGACCTTGACATCCGTTTGAGTGAATCGCTTCAAGAGAGCTCGGAATGAAAATACTCTTTCTCCATAATGTAACTGAGCAGCTCTAGCTGAGTCTGATCCAATATCCACGAGATCAATACACGGGCCCTCTAACTGAGTGGTTGAATCTCCTTGGGTGACTCGCTTGGGCAGAAGCGATTGATCCGGGTAAGCGAACTCTATGTCGTCACTCGAGACGGTAACTGCATAATCAACGGCATAACCGGCTGGACCGACCAAATTGGTAATGGGCACAAGAGCAACCCACCCATTGGCATAATCCCGCATAACACTGGCGGAAGTAGCGTTACTGATACTATTCTTGGAAACCGAATCTGGACAACACTGTTGATAGTATCTAGGTTGGGCCCACTTAATGCACACTGTTACCTCCGTAGTGGTCTGCAGATCAATTATGGCTATGTAATTCTTGTTCAAAGAAAGACTAGCTGATATAAGTGAGAATTGATCGCAATTAGGCTCATAAAAAACTGCTATTTTACCTCGATGAAACGAGGTAGGATAAAAGGTAAACGTAAGTTTGATCGAGCCACGCCACGCCTGAAAAGGAATAGAGGCATAGTGAAGCGGGGTAGGCTGAACATATTGGTTAGTACCGTCAGTGTGTCGCCTATGCATTTGAGGCATCACAAAAGCCCTCCAAATTGGTGACATTGGTGAGTTGGCATAACTCCATGTCTGAAGATCCAAAATGGCTTCGCGCCTAGCGATAGTTGAAATGATCATATCATCCTGATCAGTCCCACATATCCTGGGATCAACCGTGAGCTCTTGTTTTGGATCCATCGTTATTCGGTGTCCAGTGTCGTAGCCTACCAAATTCGCTGAGTTCTGAAACGGTTCAGGCCTTATGCGCGCAGGCTGAGTCGTCATAACTGGCATAGACCAACCAAACATCGCGCTGATGTTGGAAAGTGCGCCAAGAGTTATGGAGCTGGCCTTTGCAAAGGGTCCGATAATAGGAACGGATGAAAGGGCTACGGCTACCTCCCTAGCAGCACTTGAGTATTTCTCAACGGGTCCAGTTTTCCTCTCATCGGAATCACCTTGCGTAGTAATGGCCATGACGCTGGCTGTTGGCGGACCTAACTCAATATCCTCCAGCCATCCATATAGATAATAATACGGATCGGTAGCTCCGCTGGTTGAGGATATAGCATTGAGAACACCAATAACTAATTGGCCCAAGGGAAGTATATCATCAATGGGGGCAGCATCGGACAATGCGGAAGCACTAGCATTATAGAGGCGCGCTGCTGGACTGGGTGCAATATATGGAACAGTCATCTCAAAAGGCTTATTTAAGCGAATGTCCAATTTCATCGCTCCAGGAACCTGGGAAAGCCACTTGGAAAAGTTATTGCCTTTGCCACCTGTGTAAACATACATGTTATAAACCGCATTTGTCGTATGCAAAGGTATATAACTTACTAGCAGTGAACCCTTGTGATAGGGCGTAGCAGTTAGCGTAAGCTTGAGATGCAAATTGGCCCTAATCATGGAGTAGTTCCGCAATTTGGCTCGCACAGTCGGGCTCGAAAAATAAAGATCCCATACATTGTGGAAAAAGCGAGTTGAAGATGACGTTATATTCGCTGTTGCCAATAACAGGGGGCGAGACAAAAAGGAATCTAGGTCCTCTCTACTATCACGGAAAATCCTCACATTACTAGGAGACATGATCATATTTCGCGTCGGTGTGTCACCATCCACATCGGTTAATGTAACATGTTTCTCCTCTTCTACCTCTTCCTGGGGAACAACCTCGGAAAGTGATTGAGTGATGGCCTGAGGTAACTGAATCTTTCGCTTTCCATAAGAAAGTATCTTGATAGACTGCTCCAAAGCTGAAATTTCAGAATGAACGTATAGGGATTTATCAACCCTATCACGAACGTCACTCTTACAGAAATAAGCTTCGGAAGCCCTCAGTATATTGGCAGATTCATAATCCATAACATCTTCAGTCATCTTCTGAAAGGACTTGAGTCTAAGACTCATTTCGTACATAGTACTCTCATACTCAACATCCAGAGAAACGTCCACGTTCTCGTTCTTCTCATCAGAGTCGCTTTGGGTATACGCCTCCACAGAGAAGAGATCTCTCCACGAGAAATTGCTCCAAAAGGACCTTTTACTCTCACATGGTAAAGAACCCCCCTCACACCACTCCTGGTGCTTGAGTAAAGAATCATGAATACTAGACGCTTCCGGAATCTTTGCCAAGACAACATCTTTGTCTACCTTCAACCATTCTGCAATGGCCTCCGACAAACGGAGGCGAATCGACTCAACCTCATTAGGAGGAAGGTGGAAAAGAAGCTCGCGGAGAGCATTGCTCGTTGTGCTAATAATTTGGTTTCCAAGCGTCTCATGTTTTGATGGCAAAACCCAATTTAAGCTGCGCTTAATTGAATCAACTGCCAAAGCAGCAACTACGTGGTCACCAAACCAAGAGCGTCTAACCCACACTCTCTTGAGAAAACTACCCTTCGTTGGATGCACAAATTTCGACAACTTGCCGTCCTTTGCCGCACTGGTGAATTCCATGGATGTGTTATCCCTTATGAACTTCGCATATTTAATGTTGTTCATGAAATCCTGATGCTCTTCCTTGACGGCGACCAGAACGTCATCTCCATAAATCAGGGGAAGACAGTTATCAAAAAACGTCTTTTCCTTGTTCGCAGTATACCAATACGCCATGAGGAGCATAAGGCCACGGAGCGAATTATCCTCCGCAGTGCCATATTTTCCAGAGGGTTGATAACCTGGGACAACGAACAGATCTTTGTTGACGGATATATATGGGTAGACTTGATCAGTCAACACCCCTGCCAACATCCGTAAAGCCTCCTCATTGTAGCCCATTCGCTGACACAACTTGTAGATTAACGACGCGGACGCTATTGCCAATTCGACTGGCATTGCTAAATCATAACCGCTATAGTCACCCTCCATCCACATGGACGAGAAAGAGATCAACTTATTCCACAGGCCCTCGGCCTGGGTATGCATATTGACTCCAATTGCAATGCCAAAGTGATGTCCAACTTCGACAATAGCGGAATACATGGGACCTAGGAACATGCGTTGGACCAGTAGGCTAGGGAATGAGGAAGTGCAAAAAACACGGGTCTTCCCCTTCAAAACCTTTTCCGCAAGTCGCGGCTCGTCCTTCAATTGGCACTCAAAAATAGTGGGAACATAATCATCATTGGACAATGCATGCAGCAAGATGTTAACGTCTCTCTGCATTTTATTGGACAAGCGAGCTCGCGGTTGATCTCCATCTACATATGGTCGCTTGTTGCCTGGATAACCAAATCCGGCAGCTGTACTCAAGTCAATCTTTCTGACATACATGTCTTCTGGGATCCCATTCAACGCCTGATTAGCAGTTAACGGAGCCCATTTTCCATGTTGTTCAGGCGGAATAACACTCACAAACCTATCGACCAACTCGTCGATGATCGGCTGGAATCTCGCTAGGGGAAAACTCTTCTTATTAATCGCAACCTTCTCAAGGAAAATATTATAAGGATTAACATAAACCCCACGCAATGAGGTAGGTTTCATGACCGGAGGAAGATAAAGCGAGAAAACTGTTTTCGGGAAATACTTACCAAATAAGGTATCAACCTGCTTAGTTATAGGACTAGCGACGAGTTCCGAACTCTTGTTCATGAGCACGGGTCCCTTCAATTTCCCATAGTACTCTATCGCTCTCAATTCCAAATAATGTAATGGTGACTTGACGAGAGGAGCTTCCAATTGAATACTCGTCTCGGCATGAGAGGCTACAGGCAAGATGGAAGCCCAGCGAAGATTTAGTTCAGAAATGGCCCTCAAAACCTGTTCTCGCGAGAACTTAGGTCCAAACGAGTACTGCGTTGGCTCCGCGGCCGCGCCGTGGATGCCGATCAAGTAATCACCTCCACCTATCTTACACGTAAGTGGGAGTCCACAATTTCCCCCCTTGTTCTTATCCCACTCATACATGACTGCGTCATCCAAAATAACTTCGCCAACGTTCTTATCGAGAAGCTTGACGCGAGTAGTAGTGAACCTCGTGGGTGTAAGTGCGACAAATCCATTGGCAAAGTCGGTGTCCAAACCATCATTTAATGAGTTTGTTAAGTCCAAAAACTTCCTGCACGGTATGCGTAACATGACAACATCGTTTGATACATCAACTACGTCCCCTTTAGCAAAGCGGAATTCCTGATACTTCGTATCATTTCGCTCGAAGGAGGCATAAACTCTTATAGAGCCCTCCTCCTTACCACTGAAAAGATGCTTGTTGGTAATCATGTATTGTCCCTTAATACCTAATGCATATGCACGGTTGATAACATGAGTATGAGTCGAGAAGTAAACTACGTTTTTCATCGCTCGTTTAGCGAAATCGTCCAAATCTTGAGTAGAAGTCGACAAAACGTGTCTGCGATCCCAAATGTTATATGAATCCGTTAAAGCATTCTTTGTTCGAGCCAAGTGCAAACCTGCACTAATCTTTTCTTCAACTTCTTCTATCTTGGTATTGGCGGGGGAATCAAGCTTGCCATCGGCAAAGATATCAACTTTGACATCCCCTTGCGACTGAACAGAAACTTCCTTATTTCTTTTTGAGGGCTTCATAACAAAAACCTTCGCAGGAGGAAGCTCATCCTTGGGCGTAAAGAAATCTTTAAGTAATGCTCCTGAACTAAACAAAGTAGTGGCAGCGAGGAACCATACCAAGTACGAATTCCCGGTTCTGCCCATGTCTCCGTCGATCATAGCGACCGAGCGCATTCCCTTAAAACTGACATAACACGATCTCATTTGGTGAATTGAGTGAGACAAGTTGGTTCCAAATGTACGACCTGTAAAATACAGATAGCACAAATATAAAAGGAGAAAATCGCACGCCTTAACCAGCCACCATAAAGTGGACAGTCCCAGCGTGTTTAGCACTACCGTGCAGTACCCAGAGAAGTACGCATAAATTGCGACAGAAAAAAGAATACTGGGATGTGAATCAGTAATTCCAGCTATAACTAACAGTAGAGTAACAACGCACGATAGTACAGAATCGGCGAGTTCCTTTGCGGATTTCAAAAAATAAAGAGTCTTATCCTTGAAATCGGCCAGGCGTTTCTTAACCGAAGTTGTGAATTCGCTGTCCCCGTGAGCGACAATGGGATTACCGTACATAGTAGAGACAATCTTATGCCTCACTGCATCCATACGTGTCTCCTTTTGCAAGTGCTTGGTATAAAGATCTCTAAGAAGATCACAGTACTTATCGATGTTGGAACTCTCATCCCTCCCGTCCAGAAGAATAACATCCTCTGACCTTTTAGCATCGATAGGGCGATGAGCTGTGACTCTGAAATACCACAAATCCATAGGACGGGCAACGTCTTTGGTTTTCTCTGGATCCAAGCAAGATCGTCCATTCTCACGATATTGAGGTTTTACAATAGCCTCAACTGTGATCCATCTCCTCTTGAAAGCAGCGGGGTTATTCACCTGGTGAGGGAGATTCATATCAGCCTTATTTGTATCCACTAAAACAAGTTCACAATAGAGTTTCGTCCTTCCCTTCCCTTCAAACGCCATGTCCGGATAGAAGGTCAAATTGTCGATGACTGACGTCATCTCTATCAGACGATCATCGACAATGCTCTTCGCCATACTCTCATGCATGGTACCCATCTCCGAATAAAAAAGGTACGGGTTGGTCATGGGATCATAACCCTCCCAATACTTACTTGTCCGACTACGCGGGTAAATCTGACTTTCGTCGAACTCTCGTCCTCTGACCTCGGAAAAGATAGCGGCCGATACACGCAGCACACTACTTTTCCCAGTTCCGGGTGGAGAACAGAAGACGATCGCAAAAGGAGTCATCCTACATTCACCCGCAATTCGGGCCTCAATATTCGAGAGCAAGCCAGTGAGCTTGACCAGTTCAATCTTGAGATCGACTGTGCTCTTCCTCCATGGCGAGATATTTTTAACAAATAGGGGAATTGACTTTACAACGGCACGCAACTCCGCTGCATAGTCCTTAATGTCGCGAAATCCTTCCTTTGGGAGTCCACTGTAAAGATAATCTTGCTGAACATACAGCAGACGAATCTTCGACTCTAATTCCATCAGGGGGTCGGAGGCGAACACAAGGTCTTTCAAAGGTACACCTTTCATCCAAGATCGGAAATATCTTTCAATCACGGATAAAGATCCGAGGGCGAAATCTAGAACCTCCAGTGGATTAGTAACTCTATCAGGAACCTTAACATACTTGAAGAACTCTTTGGGGACGACATCTTTGAAAACTTTCACACTCATAAGTGTCGCCATCAACTTGTACATGGCCTGAAGCAGTTCGCTATTGACAGCATATTTAAGGAAATTCCTAGCGTCATCAATATATCCCTGCGTGACGACATTCGAGTCGTCGGCTTCTCCATGAATCTTGTAATCCTTCTTGTACTTAACGTTGTGTCTCTGCAGCTGCTTGCATAGCTTGGCAAATTCCTTCTCTTCACTGTTAAATAACTGCGCGATACCTAGCCCACACGAGACTATAATACTCAAAGCAGCAGAGTATTTGTAATCTTTTGTATCGATATGTAATCGAACAAAATTTCTAGCCACAACGGAGGCAGTTCGCGCATCACACGTGAGAAGAGCAGAAAAGACATCTAAGATATCCATATAAAAATCAAGCTTCACAAGAAACTCCTTATCTTCCGGACTCAATGCTCTCCGATCACAAATATGATCGGCATAATAAGAGACCTTATTGTAGAAGCTAGCTGTTTCCCCCGCGACTGTACCCGCCATCCTGAGGGGGGCCTGACTGAAAAAATCCTTTACAGCGCCACGTGTCTTTTTCAAGTAATCGGCACACCAAAGTTTATTGGCATGATCGTGCCTCTTGAAACAAGAATAGCAAAATGGTTTGACACCTTCAGGATTCTGGCGAGGTGGAGACGAGAATTCTCCACCACTCTCATTAGCGGGCTCTTTAGCCTCGTCTTCTTGGGGTGGAGATTCCTTCACCTCCACCTGATCCTCCATTTCGACATGGAGGGTGCGTTCCGAACGCACTTCCACTTCCTCGCGCAAAATTGCATCGCTGGAAGTTGTTTCGCAAGCGAGGATATCACCTGACCGGGTGACATCCCCAACACTCTTCGACATGCTACATTTAGAAATCTGAGAAAACATCATGTATTTGTAAGAGAGGATAAAAACAAAAAGAAAAATAGCCAATAAATAAAAAGAAAGGAATACAAACTCCATATAGTGCCAATTTGGTGAATGCTACCTGATGATAGCACTGCCAACCTCATAA